AGTGCGCTGGATACACAGCGTGGTGCGCAGGTAGCCAGCGTGCTGGCCAACGCGGCGTATGAGCTGCAAGAGGCCGCCCGATCGGCCCTGGAACTGCGCCCGCCACTGGTCAAGCGCGCCGCCCCCGTTGGTGGCACCGCACGCCTTATCGCTCACGCACTGTATGGCGATGCATCCCGCGCGCCCGAGCTGGTGCGCCTGAACCGTTGGGGCCGCCAGGTGCTGGTGGAAGCCGGAGAGGAGATGCTGGCCTATGCCCGCTGATCAAGTCGAGATCATCATTGGCAACCGGGCCCACAGCAACTGGTCGCGGTACGAGATCGACTCGGACCTGTTGACGCCAGCAGACGAGTGGTCTGTGTCACTCGACCAGGCCGAGCTGCAGGTTCCCATTGAGGTTCGGCGCGGCGTGGCTGCGCAGATCCGCGTGGGTGGCGAGCTGGTGATGACGGGTCAGGTTGACACGCGTAGCCACACCGTGCGCAAGGGCATGCAGGGCCTGGATGTTCGTGGCCGCGATGGGGCAGCGCAGTTGCTGGACTGCAGCGCGCCCATCTTCGCCGCGCAAGAGCTGACGCTCGACCAGGTCGTTGCCAAGATCGTGCGCCCATTGGGCGTCACAAAGGTCCGCATTGATGCCGACAACAAGCTGGGCCGAGACCGTGTGGCCATCGAACCAGGCGAGACCGGATGGGGCGCATTGCAGCGCGCCGCCGAGGCAAATGGACTGTGGCCCTGGTTTGAGCCCAATGGCACGCTGGTGGTCGGCGGCCCCGACTACAGCACGCCTGCAGTAGACACGTTGATCATGCGTCGTGACGGGCAAGGCAACAACGTGGTTGAGGCTTCTGAAACCGACAGCCTGCATGAGCGGTTCAGCGAGGTCACTGTGTTGGGTCAGGCTCATGCCACCAGCGCCCGATCGGGGCGCAACGATATCAAGGCCACGGTCAAGGACACAGGCGTGAGCGTGTACCGCCCTCGTCTGGTCATTGACCACGAAGCCACCAGTACAACGATCGCCGCAGCGCGCGCACGCAAGGTCATCAGCGATGCCCGCGTGCGTGGCTACAGCCTGAGCCTGGTAGTGCGTGGCCACCGTGCGTCCAACGGCGTGTTGTGGGCACCTGGCCAGCGCGTCCGCGCCTTGATTGAAGACCTGGGTATCGACGGTGTGTTCTTCATCATGGCGCGCCGCTTCTCTGGTCTGCCACAGATGACAACCTTGTCGTTGCGAGAAGACGGTGCCTGGGTTTTGGATGCTCATCCGAAGAGCCTGCGCCGCAGGGGCAAGCCTCAAAAGAAGGCCGACCAACCTGGTCGCATCATCGATCTGACACCAGGGGGGTCTTCATGAGCCCGGCCCAGATTCGCGCAATGATCGAGCGAGCCAAGGCTGGCGTGCGCTCAGCATTCCGTGGGGTGCTGGGTCAGATCGATACAACCAAGCCTATCCAGCTGGCCAACATCGACGGCCTGGCCGGTGAACCACTGCCTGGCCTGGAACTGTTGCAGCAGTTCGGGTTCACCAGTGCGCCGCCTGCGGGCACCACCGTGATTGCCCTGCCGCTTGGCGGTCGCACCAGTGCCAGCGTGATCGTGGCCACCGAGCACAGCGCCCACAGGTTCACCCTGACACAGGATGGCGAGGTTGCCATCTACAACCAGGACCATGACTACATCTGGCTCAAGCGCGACGGCCATATCAAGGTCAAGTCCAGCGTCAGCGTGGAGATCGAATCACCCCTGGTCAGCACAACCGGCGATCTGGCCGTTGGCGGGAACATCAATGCAGCGGGCTCCATCACTGATCTCGCCGGATCTGGTGGTGTGTCCATGGAAGAGATGCGCAGCGTCTACAACGGCCACACCCACGGTGCTGGCCCCACTCCGAACCAGAGCATGTGATGGACGCCTACATCGACCCCACCACACGTGCCTATGTGCACACCGCAACCGACCTGGCTCGCGACCCGGCAGGTGGCCTGGCCAATGCTGTGTACCTGCGGCTGATGACGCCACTGGGCTCGTATTGGGCAAACACAAATCTGGGCTCACGACTGCACGAGCTGGCTGGCCGCGCAAAGGCCACCGCCAATAAGCCATTGCTAGCGCAGCAGTACGCCAAAGCAGCCCTGCAGCCCATCCTGGATGACGGTCGGGCCCAGTCCATTGACATCGATGTCGCAACCGTGGCCATGGACGATGCATCGACGGCCCTGGCGCTGCACATCACGGTGGTCAACGCAGCAGGCAACCGCGTGGCTTTCACGCACCACGTACCCGTCGCGTAAAAGAGGTTTAAATGCCCTTTCAAGTCCCTACCTTCGAGCAGATCCGAGACCAGTACCTGGTCGGCGTGCTCAACCTGCAGCCCGACGCTGCGACCGGCCCAGACAGCGACCACTATGTGCGCGCCTGCGCAACGGCCAACGTGGCCGAAGGCCTGTACGCACACCAGATGTGGGTCTGGCGTCAGGCCTTCCCCGACCTGTGTGATGAGGACATCCTGGAGAAGATGGCCGCTCAGCGTGGCGTGCCCCGCAAAGTGAGCAACTTTGCGATCGGCCAAGCGCGCTTCACCGGCACACCAGGCACGGCGATCCCGGTCGGGCAAGCGTTCAGCACCACAGTGGCGGCCTACGAAACCACATCTGCAGCAGTCATCGCAGGGTCTGGCTTTGTTGATGTCCCCGCAGTGGCAACGACAGCCGGGCACGCCGCCAACGTCACGGTTGCAACCGCTGGTCAGCTAAGCGGCGCACCTGGTGGCGTTGCCACGGTATCCGTGCTGGTGATGTCTGGCGGGTCCGATGCCGAGACCGCTGCAGCGCTGCTGGAGCGCTTGCTCGCTGTGCAAAGCCAACCCGCTCAAGGCGGCAATGAGAATGACTACAAGGTTTGGGCTTTGGAGGTCCCAGGTGTTCGCCGCGCCTACGTGTTCCCATTGCGGCGCGGCCTGGGCACCGTTGACCTGGTGCCCATGCCAGTCACCGGCCTGCCAGATGCACCGCTGCTGGCAGACGTGCAAGCCCACATTGATGCGCTCAAGCCTGTAGGCATGGGCCCGACCGGCTTTCTGGCTGTAGGCCCTACCCCTGTCGTCGTCAACATCACAGGCGTTTTGGAGCTTGATTCAGGTGTCAGCCTGGCTCAAGTACTGCCTGCAATTGGCAGCGCACTGGCCCGCATCTTTTACGACTTGGCACCAGGCGACACATTGCACTTTGCGCGCCTGGTCGCGGCCATCGTCAATGTGGTCGGTGTCAGGGACGTGGCGCTCAGCGCGCCCATCGCGAACATCACGCCGGTCGTCAGCGGTAGCGTGATCGAGATGGTCGAGCTGGGCACCATCACGTTGACGGACTAAGCCATGACGCTGATCGAAGTCATTCTGCGCAGCCTGCCTCCGGTGTCGTATGACCCGCAGGCCAAGAGCGTGCAAGACGAGGCTCAAGTCATGGCCTTGCCGCTGGGCGAGGCGCTGCGCTCGGCGGATCAAGTCAAGGTCGAGCATGACCCTGCAGCCACGCAACTGTCTTTGCCTGATTGGGAGCGCAACTACTCGCTACCCGACCCCTGTGCAGGCCTGTCATCGAGCATCGAGCGCAGACGGGCCGATGTGGTCACCAAGATCACCGCGCGAGGCAACCTGTCAGCAGCTCAGATGGTGGCCATGGCCGAGCGCCTCGGCTATGTGGGTGCGACGGTCCACGAGTTCGGTCCGGCGACATGCACTGGACCCTGTTATGCGGGGCTGTACACCGAAGCCGACTGGCGCTTTGTTTGGGCCATCAGCGTGCCCTACACGCTGCGCATCGAGCAGGCCACCTGCACGAGCCCGTGTGACGTGCCCTTGCGGCGGTGGGACAACGAGCCCATTTACTGCGCAATTTCGCGCTACAAGCCAGCCCATACCCTGGGCCTGGTATTTTTTGATTCGGAGATTTAAATGCGACGTATCGACTCAAGCAACGTCCAGGTGGACAAATTCGGGCCAGGCAAGCATGGATTCCAAGGCGGCAATCCGTCAACAAATACGCCAGCCACCTTTCTCGCGGCAGCTTGGGCAGACGCGCTGCAGGAGGAAATCGCCAACGTCATCGAGCACTTTGGTTATGGCCTGGTGCCCGGTGACAATTCGCAGCTCATCAGTACGCTGCTGGCTAAATTTATGCTCGCGTCCGCCTACGAGGGGGAAATCGGCAAAATCAGCTACGTGCCGTCGATGACTGCCAACGTGAATCACCTGGAGGCATTTGGGGCCGAGGTGAACCGCGTCGGCGCATATGCTGGACTTTGGGCTTACGCACAGGCCTCTGGCATGCTGGTGACGGACGCGGTATTTGCGAACAGGCCAGGCTGTTTTGGATATGGCTCAGGCGGCGTTGGTGGCACAACATTCCGTGTTCCAAAGCTTGCTGGCTTGGTCATCAAGTCGTATCACAACGGTGATGGCACGTATACAACCAACATGAGCGCGCTGAACGGTGAATACACGCCCGATCAGTTGCTGGCTCACACCCATTCTGTTTTGGCATCGTCTGCCAATGGTGGGACAAAAGCGTTGACTGACCCAGTTTCAAATGGGTTGATGGGTGCGGCTGGAGACGCATCGAATTATCAGGCAGCGCCTGGTGGTCAGCCACTGACACCGATCACATCCGTCGTGGGATTTACCGAAAACACCATCAGATCGGTAATCCTTCTCCCTCAAATCAAATACCGTTGATGAACATGAAAAACTACTATCAAACTGATATCAACGGCCTGTATATCGGGCCTGTTCCAGCGCGACAAGATCCCGAGGATGAGGACAACTGGCTGAATCCGTTCGGTTCATTTCCGGACGCACCGCCTGAACACGGCGAAAACCAGATCCCCCAGCGTGTGGGCGACTCGTGGGTTATCAAGCCAGATTGGCGCGGCCACGTTTACTGGACGGATGATCGATCCAAGCATTTGATCACCGACGTGGGTATTGAGCCGCCCGCCGATGCGCTCGACGCAGATCCAGGTCCGACCGAGGCTGAAATTCAGGCCAAGGCCGCCGAGGAATTGAAGGCCGAGGCGCAGGCCTGGCTTACAAAGAGCGACGTGACGGTCGGTCGGTGCTACGAGGACGGGATACCTGTCCCGCCTGAGTGGAAGGCTTTCAGGACGCATCTGCGGACCATCCGAGCCACTGGTCAAGGCACCATCGGCCTGCCTCCAGCGCCGCCCACCGCGCCCTGATGGCCGCCCGGTCCGACGCGCAACTTGAAAGCCGGAACGTGTTTCACAATTCGCGTCGGGAATGTTTCACTTTTCGCGGCGGCTTACAGGAAACTTTCAGTTTTCGCGGCGGCTTACACTTAAGGCTTGCACTTGGTGCAATGCTTCAAGTCACAAAAAAGTCAGGGGGCTTTTGCATTTGGCGGGTGCGGTGAGATTCGAACTCACGGAGGGGATAAGCCCTCGCCGGTTTTCAAGACCGGTGCCTTAAACCGCTCGGCCACACACCCAGAAGCTGCATATTGTAAAGGCCTATTGGGGCCCCGGTTTCTGTGCCTGAGGGCAATCGATCTGAATCAGCTCGCGCGTGGCGCCGTCGACACGCACGGCCGTGAGCTGGCCGCCCCACACGCACCCCGTGTCCAGCGACAGCAGGTCGTCCCGGTTGATCAGGCCCAAGGTGGACCAATGACCAAATGCCACCGACACATTGGCCGTGCGGCGCCCCGGCACCTCAAACCAGGGCATGAAGCCCTCCGGCGCGGCGCCCACGCCCTCTTTGGCGCCGAATTCCATCAGGCCATCCTGCGTGCAAAACCGCATGCGGGTCAGGCTGTTGACCACACAGCGCCAACGTGGCACGCCTTGCAGGCTGTCATCCCACTGGTCAGGCGCGTTGCCATACATGCGTGTCAGGAACTCGCCCACATCGGGGCCGCTCAGCATGGTCTGCACCTCACGCGCCAGCGTCACGGTTTGCGCCGCATCCCACTGCGGCACCACCCCGGCATGCACCATCAACCAGCCATGTTCATACATGGCCAGGGGGCGCTGCCGCAGCCAGTCCAGCCAGTCCTGTCGGTCAGGCGCATTCAGAATCTCATCCAGCGTGTCACTGCGGTGCGGCTTGCGCACGCCATGGGCCACCGCCAGCAGATGCAGGTCGTGGTTGCCCAGCAGCGCCGTCACCGAAGTGCCTAGAGCGCGCAGCTTGCGCAGCACGCCCAGCGAATCCGGCCCGCGGTTGACCAGGTCGCCCAGCACGAACAAATGGTCTCGCGAAGGTGAAAAATCGATGGTGTGCAGCAACCGCGTCAGCGGATCGCAGCAGCCTTGCAGGTCGCCGACTAAATAGATCATGGGGGGATTCTGCTACGCTTGCGTCGTGTTGACGCGTGGCCCGGGCACTGCCGGCGCCGTATATGGATTTAGCTCTGCTGATTTTTCTTGTTCTGATCAATGGCCTTTTTGCCATGTCGGAGATGGCGCTGGCCGCCAGCCGCAAGGCCAGGCTGCAGGTGATGGCAGAAACCGGCGATGCCGGCGCCCAGGTGGCGATGATCCTGCACGACAACCCCACGCAGTTCCTGTCCACCGTCCAGATCGGGATCACGTCCATTGGCGTGCTCAACGGTATCGTGGGTGAAGCGGCTTTTTCGCCCCCCCTGGCAGACTGGTTGCAAGGCCATTTCCCCCTGACCGACCGCGTGGCCAGCATCACGGC